GGGGGTAGCACTGGAAGCCCCGTAAAAAGGGGGGGCCCACTCACCCATCCCCGAAATTTCTCTAAAACTTTTCCTGTTGCAAACAAACAACACTGCTCTTTAGGTAACTGTCTTGGTGGGGATTGTGTGATGGTTAACTGTGGACGAACTATGGCATCCACTGTTTTTACTTAGAAAGAAAACTTTCAAGCAGTAGCACCTTGTTTATCTAACTTAACCCTAGTGGGCTCTACCTGTATGTTCCCGTTCATTGCTTACTAGAGAGACTGATAGATTCAGTACGTTTATCTGGGTCGGTAAGCTACCTGCCTTCCCAAGGGCTGGATGATGGCCCCGTAATCATTCTATTAGGGTTTACCCCTATGTAAAGAGGATATCCTGTGGATAATTCTGTATAAGTGTTCCTGTATAAAAATTTTTACTTAAAACTTTTTCCTGAGTACAATTGCTGCATTGCAAAGGAATAGCATGGAATGGACATTGGCACACCCACTGCATGATGTGGATGATATTGTGGACATGGCAGACTCAGTCTTTGGGACTGAAGCTGATGGCATACTGACTAGAGACAAAGCCGTGTTCCGCAAGAATGTGACTGTTGCAACGACAGTCCAAGTGTTTGACAAAAGCAAAGAGTTTATTGCTGTCTGCCGTGATGATGACAAGCTGCTTGGCTACTGTTGGTTTGATCGTGGGGGCTACACCACCTATGCCAATGAAGAAATCTCCAATGCCAAATTCCACCATGTTGACCTACAATTAAGCCCTCGCTTGCGTGTCAGGTTAATTAATGAGATGATTGACCAACATATACTGTGGGCAAACCGATGGGGTATACCCGTGGTATGTTCCACTTCTATTCGTGCTGAACATGATGGGTTTATGAAGATCCACAAAAAACGTGGGTTTACTGTACATGGCTCATATGCTTGGTTAAGAACTGAAAAGGGTATCCAATGTTTAACGAAATAAGACCCGAAGGCTCAACTGTTACTTCTGAAGAAATTAAACAGAAAGCCCGTGATTACGCCAAAGCCAAGAGAGCGCAAAAGAAAGCCATGAAACTAGCCACTGGTCAAATTGAACCTAAAGCCATTGAAACTGTAGCTGTAGTAGATGAGTTTGACATGAGCAGCTTTACTCCTAGGTCACAAGTTAAAGCTGGTCGCCCAAAGTCTATAGTTAACAAGGTTACCGAATATGGTGCTTTGTTCAACAAGCTAAATGACGAACGTACCTCTCGTGGATTGCCACCCCTTAAAACTGCTATGGAAGTTTTGATTGATGCCATGCAGTCTGACGAACTAGATATCAAGGACAAAGCCAAGATTGCTGATAAACTGGCCCCGTTTGAATCTAGCCGTGCCCCTATCATTTCCGTAGAGCATATTCAGAATGTAACTAGGGAAGATGAAGGAGATGCAGATGATGCCTTGAATGACTTCATGGAATCTTTGCGTAAAGTGTAAACCCGTGTAATATATGCGTACTTCTTTGAAAGGCTCAAAATGAGTGGATATACATCTGGCAACAATGCTCCTACATTGATGGCTCAAGCCCCCAATCGTAAAGGCAACACATCTAAGCACACGCCAGGCTCTGGTGGTGTGACTACTGTAACTCGTGGTAGCGGTGGTATTAACTATAGCAGCCCACACCAAGGTGCGCCTAAAACTGGTGGCTCTGTAACTGCTGGCCGTGGTCAAAAGGTTATGGTTGATTGCAAGTGCGACTATGACGGCACTGCTAGAAACACTGGTTATCTCAAAAACTCTTCTTACTAAAGTGAGATTAATATGTCCTATGGAACAGTAATTAATGGTGGCGCACAAATGCGTAAGGGTGTCACTAAAGGCATCAATGATAAATTAACTGGTCATGCCGCTGAAAATGGTAGGCGTGATCAAATTGCCAAAGCAGTTGGCAATGCTTACACAGTTAATACAGTGTCTTCACAACACACTAACGGAGTTAAGAATAGTGGCAAGTTCACTAAGCCTAGCAACACAAGCAAAAATTACGCTCTTTAATTTATAGGAATAACATGGCAACGTATGATATTGACTCGCTCAAGGAAGACCTTCCGACAGCAAAAGAACTAGCTCAATTTGTCTATGACAAAACTGGTGTTTCTTTAGACTTACTTGGTAAGAAAAAAGAAGAGCAGTACATTGTCGCTAAGAATGCTTTGGAAGGTAAAAAAATACCTTCTGAGTATGCTACGGATGACAATCCTTATGTAGACAAAAAAGATCAAATCCCTTGCGACCCTGTAAGGGCTCTTCCAAAACGCAGTGTTGATTTGCCTGATGAAGGTTCATTGGTTCACTTCTTTGGCGCAACCAATATGCCTCACCCTCTTGATCCACAATCGGATAAAAAGGTTGGCATCAACTTTAAAAAGTACGACAACGGATGTATTACTTATCAGGTAATGGGTCCATTAGAGCAAGTGCCTGTTGGTCAAAAGGTCAACAAGTATGGTCAAACTATTCCTGAGAAATACAGTTGGATTGACCCTCGTACAGAAGAGTTGTTAATGCGTAGACCTGATGGAACCTTTACAGAAAAAGGCCGTGGTCTTTACTCATATTTGGTTGGCGAAAAAGGTGGTGGGGTGTGGTCATTGATTGATCGCAACATTACAAGTATCTCTCAGAAGAATATTGCTGATCCGTGGGCGTGATGGAAGACCCATCCAAAATCTTCCAAAACAGACTGTCATCCCAAGCTGAAGCTTGTGCTCGTAAAACCTTAGAATGGTTGCAAAAAGACCTTCAGGGAACACACAAGCTTGAGCCAGATGAAGTTTACTATCTTGCATATGCTGCACAAATCTTGTTAAACATACGAGATAACTATGGCAAAAAGTGAAGCCAGTGACTATATCCTTCCCCTCTACAAAGACAGGGCGATAAAGCATTTGGTTAAGTTGGCTGGCGGTAAAGATCAGATTAAGAATCTTTCTGCCGAACAACTCAGGGCAATGAAAGTTGCTAGAGACAAGATTGCCCAAGATATGCAGTTCAATACTTTGAAATGGTTTAGGCCGTTTAAGTATCAGCAAAAATTCTTTGACATGGGTGCTAAGTTTTCCCGTAGGGGTATGATTGCTGCCAATCGTGCAGGTAAAACTATTGCATCTACTTATGAGACTGCTTACCATTTAACAGGTAAGTATCCTAAAGGATGGAAAGGCGTAAGATGGGACAAGCCCATTATTGCCATGTGTTCAGGTGAATCTTGGGAACAGGTTGCCAAAACATTACAATCTAAGTTGTTAGGTTGTGATGACATTAAGCAAAGTTACAAGTTAGGCACGGGTTCTATTCCGAGGGAGTGCATTGATGACAAATCAATCCGAACAGATGGAGCTAACGTCTTGGCCATCGAAATTTGGCACGAGTCTGGAGGAAAGTCTAAACTTTACTTCTCCAACTACACCCAACAAGTCAGGCATTTGCAGGGTTTTGAGTTGGACCTCGTGGTTCTTGATGAGCAACCACCAGATGAGACTTTCTCAGAACTCGTTGTTCGTACAGCGTCCCGCAACGGCCAAGTTATCTGTTCTTTCACTCCACTTAAAGGTCTATCGGGACTTGTCCGAAAGTTTTGGGACAACATTGATGGCTACTCCCACATCAGGGTTACTTGGGACGATATCCCATACGAAAACGAATGGGGTGAATCATTTTTCCCCAAAAAAGAACGGGAACAATTAGCCCGAGACTTTATGCCTTGGGAACGAGACTGCCGTATAAATGGCATTCCTTTGGTTGGCAAAGGCGTGGTCTTCCCATTACTTGAATGGCCTACTTATAAGTCTGAAGACATTGAGTTAAGACACAATGAAAAGCTAGAGCGTTTGATTAGCTTTGACTTGGGGATTAAGAATGACCCTACTGTCATTTCTTTCTTTTTCAGGAATCCTGTAGAAGAAATCATTTATCTGCATAAGCAAATTACAATCCCTAGCGGTGAAACACCGGATGAATATGTGCATTATTTGCTAGACAGAGAAACACGGGATGTGCCTATTGCCCTGCCCCATGATGCTGGTTTGGCAGGTAGGTACACATTGACAGAACAATCTGTTCGAGAAGTTTTTGAAGATTCCTATGGACTAAACTGTATTTCAGGTGCTATATTAAACCCACCTAACGATCAAGGCAAAGTAACTAACCACAAAGCCTATGGAATCAATATAATGCGGATGGGCATGGAACGTAAATCTTTTATGATTAATGAGTCATGCAAGGCATTTCTTGATGAGGCTCGGAATTACGCTATTGACGATGCGGGTAAGTTTTCTGATCCTGACGATCACATTGACTCTGCCCGTATTGGCATATTAGCTTTGATTCAAGGCCATGGTGAATCCGTAGTGAGTAGGGCAAATAACTTTAGCTTTAGGCGTATTGATGTACCCGAAGGTAAAGTCCAAAGGATATAAAGATGCTAGATAAACAAAACGTAATTGTAGAAAATCTTGCGAGTTCATCTGGCAATCGTGGTCTTACCGAACAAGTTTGCCATGAAGTGTATGTAAAAATGGTTGATTACTTGCGACTGACTCAGTCCAAGAATACATACAATCGTTTTACTGATTACCACTATCTGAACATTCCAGTATCAAATTCTACGGAACCTATTCGTGGTATTGATTACATTCAGCCTATTGTTGCGCCAGGTATTGACTACGCTACTGCGGTTATCACCAAGTGCTTAATGCCTAATGGCAAGATCAATTTTGAGTTTGAACGATTCAGTGAAATGGATGGCGATCAAGCCCGTCAAGCCACTGAAATGGTCAAATATATGCTCAACAGTAAGAATGATTCTTATCAAGTCATTCGGGATTGGGCGCAGGATTCTTTGCTGCATAAAAACGGCATTGTGATGGTTTCACCCGTGCGTAGTCCTGTGACGCAATACAAAGAAGTAGAAGGTACTCGTGACCAACTGCGAGTGTTTGAGACTTTGGCAGGTGATAAAGGCTTAACTGCTAAACGTCAAAATATGCGGAAAATTGACGTAGATCTTCAAGGTGCTATGCAAGAAGCAATGGCTCCTGATGAGTCAATGCAAGAACCTACAGGTGATGAGCTTCAGGATGCTTTACGCAATAACACTATTTATCGTGCCAAGTACAAGCTTACCGGATATGAAACAAGCATTCGAGTAAAGCACGTTGCACAACATTATTTTGTTTGCAACCCAACTATTCCAACCATTCAGGATCAAGACTTTGTGGGCTTTTATGACCCAATGACTATCCATGAATGTAAGGCGCAATTCCCATTTGTAGACTTAGAGTTATTGGCTGACCATGCTGCTTATGGTCCTGCGGGTGCTTACCAAGCTGGTGCTTTGGAGAATGACTTAGCCCTTCACGCCCGTGACTCTACCCCTGTGCCAGGTCAAGGCGTTATTGCCTCCCAAGGCGCAGACCGCTATAGCCGAGTCATTATGTTGACCACCGCATGGATTCGCAGGGACATTGATGGTGATGGCGAAGAAGAGATTGTTGAATGCTGTTTTTCAGGTTCATACATTCTGTATGCCAAGGAAGTAGACTTTATTCCTTTGGCCAATATGTGTCCAAAACCCATTACAGGTAACTTCTTTGGTTACTCTTTGGGTGAGCGTTTGGTTCCGCTTCAAGAATATGCAACGGCAATTCGCAGGGCAGAAATGTCCTTTGCCATGCAGTCTTCCACCCCTAGAATTGGTGTTAATCCTGAATTCTTGGATGCCGAAGAGATTCAGCGTGGTGTGAGTGCCATGTTTATTTTGGATCGTAAGTTTGATCCTACCAAGCACATCTTTGAATTCCAACCTATGCAGGGTAACTTGGCATATGTGGAATCAGCCATGAACCGCTTTGAGTCGGACAAGATGGCCATGATCGGCATGACAAGCCCTGGCGATACGCTTAACCCTGAAGTTATGAAAGACGGAAACTCAGGCTTTAAGCTCCAATTGGCTATGGGTCCTAATCAGTTGATCCAAGATGAAATGGTCAAAAACTGCGCCATTGGCTTGCGAGATGTTATTTACATTACTTGGAAGACATTAATTCAGTATTCTGATGATTTCAACATTCAGCAACTGGCTGGCACTTGCCTAAAAGGTGCGCCATTTATGGATGCCATATCAATTGAAAACTTTGAGTTTATTGATCGCAAAATGATCAACATTGATTTGGCTTTGGGCTTCCTTTCAGAGGAAAACCGCCTGACACGCCAACAAATGATTCTTCAGGCTCAACAACAGTTTTCCCAAGCCATGATGATGATTCCACCTGAAGTCCCCGAAATGTTTATTAAAGTTCGTAGACCTTTTGAAGATACTTTGCGGGTTTTAGGGGTTAAGGATGTAGACGCTTATTTGCCTACTATGGAAGAAGCCGTTAATATTATGCAAGCACAAGCGGCCAAAGGTCCTTCTGCTGAACAACAAGAAACTCAATCTAAAGTGGCTTTGAATAATGCCAAGGTTGAGGAAAGTGGATCAGTTACTGCTTTGAATATCAGAAAAGCTCAAGATATTGATACAGATGATATGTTTGAGGCTTTGGCAGCTAAGAGAGGCAAGTTAAGCTCTGTACAAGTAGATTAAGGATTGCAATGAAAAGCTTGGTATCGAATATCCGTGATTATTTTAATCGCAGGACAAAAGTTATAGATAGTCATAAGGAGGCTCATGTAAATCGGAAGACTCTGGTTATAGAAAATGGAGAGAGCGCACAAAAGCTCTTACGCAATGATGATTTTGCATTGTTATTTAACCTGTATAGGTTTTACTTGCTAGAAATGCTAGAAGAAAGCAAGGACGATGTTAATCGAATTGATAATGCACAGCGTGTTGCCGGAGTCCGAGACTTCATTGAGTTTATTGAACGAACTGAATATCTCGGTAAGGTAGCTAACAAAAATGTTGAAACTTTAACGAAATAAGGTAATATATGTCAGACGTAATCGCAAATGCGACCGCCACTGAGCAAACTGGTGTGAATCCTGTAGATGCTATCGCAGGGATGATTGCCGCCAACAGGCGTAACAATCCCCAACCCGAAGCAGTTACACCACCAGCGGGACAAGAAGAGGCGCAAGCCAAATCCCCCGAGGCGACTCCTGAAGAGGGGCTCGAACCTGAAGATGGTATTGATGGGACTACAGAAACTGTAGATTCTGAGGATACGGATGAGGCCACCGATGGTGTAACCGAACCAATTAACTTCTTAGAGTTTGCAGAGCAGAATCCTGACATGATGTGGAGAATTCCCAATAAGGAAGCCGAAGGCGGTTTTATTGAGATTCCTGTATCTAAGGCGGCTGCCATTCTTGGTCAAGGAAGTGCTATCCATGAGAATGCTCGTAAGCTTAAAGCCGAAAAAGCAGATTTTGAAGAATACGAAAGTAATCGCAGGATTGAATTAGATGGTCTGCAAATAGGGTTGGAATTAACAATGGTTCCTCAGTTGCAACAAGCGGCTGATGAATTGGTAAAAATCCAACAATATAACCAGCAATGGAAACAGATCTATGACAATGCTCCTGATGAAATTAGACGAAGTGAAGCTGAAGCAGCAATGCGTCAGAACAACGAGTTAATTCAGGAAAAGTCACAGTTCATTCAAGCGAATAGACCGAAAGTTCAACAGTTTTTTGATCACCGAAGTAAGGTTGTAAAGCAACAGCTTGAACAAGCCCGACAAAACTTCACAGACAAAGAATTGGCGAACAAGGCAACATTTTCTGAATTACGGGAAAAGTTGTCTAAAGATTGGAAAGGTGCAAGTGGGACATTTGTTCCTGGTGTCCAAAACATTGATTTGGTATCCAGTGATGAGTATCTACTAGGACTTGTTCGGGATGGTATGAAATTCCGAGAAGGACCTAAAGTGAAGAATGCAGGAGGTTCATTAGCTGCCGCTAGTAAACCAATGGCAAGAGGCAAGACAGCACCTGAAGATAAGTCGGTGGAACTTCAAAGGAAAGCGCAAAGCGGTGATAAGGGTGCGGCTCGTGACCTTTTAGCAACTATGCTTGCCGCTAATAAGCGGAGGCGTTAATTCAGGAGATATTATGTCTACTATTACATCGACATCCCTCGGTAACGGCAATGGAGCCTATGCTACCGACATCGTAGTTAAAGACCTCGACATGACTGTTTCTAACTATGTTAAAGACCGCACTCCGGTTACTAACATGGCTATGAGCAAAAAGCGTAAAGTTAATTCAACTCTGCACATTTGGCCTAACGACTACTTCCGTGTACCCGCACTGAATGCTAAGTTGGAAGGTGCTGCCGTTGATGCGTCTGCTGCCGCTGACAACACACGTTCTAACTTGGGCAACTACACACAGATCTTTACGACTGTGATTGGTGCTACAGGTACAGCTCGTGCCGTTGAACAAGCTGGTGGTGACCCACAAGCATATCAAGAAGTCAAGCAATTGACTGAGATCATGTTTGACGTTGAGTTGCAGATGCTCCGTGCTGATGGTGCTTCCATCAAGTACTCTGGTCAAGCTGGTACACAGCCATCAGGCTCTACAACTGTTAACTCTGGTCGCAGATTCGGTTCTTTGTTCTCTTTTGCTGGAACACGCTCTGGTAACGACACAGACGGCACTTCAGTGTTGAACTTGGCTACTTCTGATAGCAATGACGTAACTTCTGCTGTTAACACAAACACACCTTTCAATGGTGTTTTGTCTAACGCAGGTTTGGGTTACTTCACTTTCTCAAGTGGCGTGACACTGCAAGCTTTCAGCCCTGTGCTGTACAAGCAGTTGGTTACTACTGCTGAGCAACGCTTCAATGCCAAGATCACCAACATGGTGGTTCCAACATCTTTGCGTACTACTATCTCTGACAACATTCCTCAGAGCCGTTCTATCAACCGATTTAACCCTGCTGACAAGGGTGACACGATTGGTACATACGAAGGTGACTTCAACTACACCTACCAGATCGATGACTCATGGGTTATGGATCAAACAGGTTCTGACAACACATCGATTCTGTTCTTGAATCCTGATGTTGTTCAGTGGGGTTCTTTGCGTGAACTTGCGTCCTACGGCTCAAGTCAAGCGTTACTTGTCTTAATCCTAGTGTCTCTGAAGGGAATCCTAAGGGGTTCCCTTTGGAGAATCATGGAGCAAAGCATGGAATTAAACTTAAATAATGAAGAAGCCAAAGTAAGCGAGGATTACTATACAAAGGGTATTCTCGAAGCTGGCATGGAAGGTGCGTTAATTAAAAACGACAAAATGTTCAACGAGGTTAAATCGGGAACATGGTCGCAAACATTTAACACATCCAACATGAATTACAAGGTTGGAGCTATTGATGGTGAGCGTTATGTTCAATATGAACAAAAAAACGTAGAAAACATCAAGCTATATTGCAAAGAACGTAGAGAGTTTTATAAGATGATTGGCACAACGGATAATCCGATGTTTGCTGGCACTTTTGAAGCTATGAACTTGCCAAAGTGTTTTGCCCATGAAATAAGCGGAAAATGGTTTAACAACAGACCTTGGGAATTGATCAAAATGGACAAAAAAGACAAGATCCTTTTTTACGCCATTGTGAACCAGTTTTACAGTGATTTTGTTTGCCACCCTAGCGGAAAAATTCCACTGCCTTATAATCCAATAGTCCCGACAAAATAAGGATGTCTTATGTCCCTTTTCATCCAATCTGCTAACGCACTTGTTAGCCGTATAGCACAATGGGTAGGGGCAATCCCAACAGCCTTAACAATTAACGCTACTGCGTTTAATTCGACTACAAGTGTAATTACAACATCTGCTACACCTGTTGGATCTGTATTTATTGGTGATTTTATTGGGCCATCTGTAACGGGCGTTTACACAACTGTTTTGGCTGTATCTTCTACAACCATCACTGTTAGCGACCCAGACGGAACTTGGCAAGGTTTAACATTTCCTGTCAGCATTTTAAAGTACCCAACTCAATCAAGTATTGAGATTTTGTCTTGCATTCAATTGTGCGAGTTAAAAATGCGTACCATTGAGTTGCCAGGTTTGCGTACAAATCCATATGGTAACAATCCTACTGTTTTAACAACAGATGCCAATGGTTTTGCGCCTATTCCTGCTGACATGAATAAGCCTATTTTCTTTTTTCAAGAAACACCTAATAGTGCTGTCCCGCCAGGCACACCTGCTGCTTCTATGGGTCCTTGGATTGTTTATGACCGAGTTGGTGATAGAGAAATTATTCGTAGACGCATGATTGACCAATTGTATGTGCGCCCATTTGGTGTGCCACGGGTTATTCGTGCTTCATTCTCTGAAGTAGGGCCTAATTATGTGTTTACGCCAAACCCTGGTGAAAACGTAGAAATCAAGGCGTATTATCAGCGCACATTCCCATTTCTTTTTGGGCCAACCGATGATGCTTTAGATCCTATTGTGCAAAATAACGCTTGTCTTGCCTCCTTCCCAGAAGGCTATATGTATGGCACATTATGGGCATATTACGATAAGAATAAAAACAATGATGAAGCCCAAAAATGGAATGCAAGATTTGAAGATGCATATGGTTTAATTGAAGATCAGAATTTCAAAGGCAAGTGGTTGGGCGGTGACCAACACCTTACTTCTGAATTTCAGCCACGCAACTACAGATACAGTTTTAAGTGAGCATAAAAAATGGCAACAGGCGGTCTTTACGGAAATAGCGGAACTGGTGCTTTAATTGCTCAACCTGGTGCTGAGACACCTGGCTTGTATGGCAAAAGCCCCAATGGTTCTGTGGTTGCCCAACCTGGCAGCGAGTCTGCGGGTTTGTATGGCAACGGGACTACTTTTGGTGGTTACTATTTTGAATGGTTTGTTTTCCAAACAAGTGCAACTCAACCTGCTACGCCTACAGGTGGTTCTTGGAATTTTCAAACTGACTCTGGAACAGCACCTAGCGGTTGGACTAATGCGCCAGCGTCTAATCCTACAAATCCTGTATGGATTTCCATTGCTCTTGTTAACTCTAGATCAACATCTCCTTTAGTTTGGTCAACGCCTGGCGTTTTGAGCTATTCAGGAACCATCAATGGTTCTGGTGCGCCTACTTCTGGCATTGGTCAGATTGGTGAGTTGTACATTCAAACGGGTGTAACTCCAAATGCTTTGTGGTTTAAGAGTGGTAGTACAACTTGGACTCAAATTACTGGTTCTGCGCTTTATGTTGATTTAACAAGCAGTCAAACTATTGCAGGAACTAAGACTTTTAGTAGCACGATTCAAGGTAACATTTCTGGAAATGCAGGAACAGTTACTAATGGTGTTTATACCAATGGTACATATGTAGACCCTTCTTGGATTGCATCTTTGGCAGGTTCTAAGATTACGGGAAACATTTCTGGTAACGCTGCCAATGTAACGGGCACTGTTGCTATTGTTAATGGCGGTACAGGAGCCACTACAGCAAGTGGAGCAAGGACTAATCTTGGACTTGGTACGATTGCTACTCAAGACGCTTCAAGTGTTGCTATCACTGGTGGGTCTATCACTGGTATTACCGACCTTGCTATTGCTGATGGTGGTACTGGAGCTTCTACAGCGGGTCAAGCGAGAACTAATTTGGGTTTGGGAACGGCTGCTGTCCTTGATAACACTGATGCGGTTACATCGGTAAACGGATTTACAGGCACTGTAGTTTTAACTGCTGCCAATGTTAATGCGTTAGCCATTGCAAACAATTTGTCTGATCTGGCTGATGCGTCAACGGCTAGAACTAACTTGGGTTTAGGTACTGCGGCAACGCAAAACAGCACAGCATTTGCTACTGCGGCTCAAGGTGCAACAGCAGATACGGCATTACAGACTGTTACGTCTGCCGATGGAAGTATTGTAGTTTTACAGTCTGGCACAAATATTGATTTGGCGGTATCTGCGGCATCCCCTGCTTCTACATTGTTAGCGCAAGTTCGTAATACAACAGGTGCAACCTTAACTAAAGGTACGGCTGTTTATATTTCAGGTGCAACAGGGCAGATTTCAACTGTCTCAAAAGCATTGGCTAATAGTGACGCAACTTCGGCTCAAACACTAGGTTTAATAACCGCAGATATAGCAAACAACTCAAATGGTTATGTTACTGTTATTGGTTTAATTACCAATACCAATACGTCTGCTTACACAGACGGACAACAACTATATCTAAGCCCAACAACGGCTGGTACATTAACTGCAACAAAGCCTTATGCCCCCCAGCATTTAGTGTATGTTGCCATTGTTGAACACGCACACCCAACGCAGGGTAAATTGTTTGTTAAGGTACAAAACGGCTACGAGATGGACGAGCTGCACAATGTGTCAGCGCAGTCTCCTACTACTGGACAGACTCTTGTTTACAACGCAAGTACATCACTCTGGGAAAAATCATTTGCCCCAATTATCAACGGCACTACAATCAACAACACCACAATAGGAGCAACAACACCCTCTACAGGTGTGTTTACTACGCTTACATCAAATAGTACATCTGAGTTTGGTAAAGGTTCTGCTCAGTACATTCGTGCTGTTGGAGATGCAACTGCTCCTGTATTGTCAGCACAAGGTAGCGGAACAAACATTGACTTTAACGTCACTACCAAAGGCTATGGCTCGTTTAAAATCAATGACGCTGGTGGAACTATTGCTGAATTTAACGATGGCGGTTCTGGCACTCCAGTCAACTCATTTTTGTTTGCCGCTGGTGGAGCGTCTGGTACGCGTGCGCTTATTCGCGCAATGGGTGGCCCAATTACGCTTCTTTCAACAGGGTCTAATTCTGTAAACTTTGCAACCAATGGCGCATCGGGAAACATTCAAGCATTAGTTTCCCACACCGCCTCCGCAGTAAACTATGTTCAAGTAACTGGTGCGGCTACTGGTGGTGCTCCTGCAATAACTTCTCAAGGTTCAGATGCCAACATTGGTTTAAGTTTTTCTACTAAGGGTGCTTTCAATACATCGTTTAGGTCAGGTAATGGCTCATGGGTTCAGTTTGTAGTTAATGGCGCAAACAACTCGGTAAATTATCTTTCCGCCGCTGGCTCTGTTTCAAACCAAGCCCCTGTCCTGTCTTCAGTAGGCTCCGACACAAACATCTCCCAAGTATTCCAATCCAAAGGCACAGGAGCAATAGACCTAGCCGCAGGTAGTTCAGGGGTTAATATTTCTAATGGTGGTACTGTTACTGCTATTACGAGGACTGCTTCGGGTTCTGGATATACGAGTTTTCCGACATGGACAGCTTCAGCACCGACAACCGCTGGAGGCGCAACAGCAAGCGGAACACCTACAAACATGACAGCAAGTGGTTTTACAGTTGCTTCTGGTGGTACAGGTTACACAGTCGGTAATGTGCTTACAGTCACAGGTGGAAGCACTGGTAATTGCACATTAACTGTAACTGCGGTTTCTTCTGGTGCTGTTACGGCAGCAACACTTGCCACTACTGTTTCATACACTGCTTTACCAACAAACCCTGTTTCAGTAACAGGAGGTACGGGTTCTGGAGCTACTTTTAACCTTACTTATGGTATTGGGAATAGCCTAACCATCACCAACGCAGGTTCAGGCTATGTTGAACAACCAACAGTAACCTTTAGCGGTGGCGGTGGTTCTGGTGCGGCGGCTTATGCGACTGTTGGTGCTACGGCTACTATCAAAGGCTTGTACGGAGGCAACTCACAGATTCCAATTCAGTTTGCAGGACCTGCGGGAAATATTCTTCAATTGATGGAGTCAGGGACAACATCTTCACCAACTGCACTTGTTATCAAAACAGGTGGTTCATCGGCACAGATGTATCCATCTTTGACAAACTCATCATTGTCGTTTTCAGCGAGTGGAACATCGCCAATTGATTTTTATACGGGCGTATTGAGTGCGCTACAAGCCCGAGTAGCCCACACAGCCTCTGCTGTTAACTATGTACAGGTTACAGGGGCGGCTACTGGTTCAGGGCCAACAATTTCATCGCAAGGCTCTGACGCTAATGCAAGGTTGTTGCTGAACTCAAAAGGCTCATCTAGCGGTATTGATTTGCTGATGAACAATAGCCGTCAGGTTTTCATTGGAACAAACGGCTCTGCGGTCAACTACTGGTTAATGGGTGGGTCGACTGCTGGTTTTGGCCCTGTCCTGTCTGCTCAAGGTTCTGATACCAATATCCCTGCTGTTGTCCAACCAAAAGGAACAGGAGCATTACAAGCCCAACAAACAGACTCTACTGCTACTGGTGGTAATGCACGAGGTGCTAATGCTGTTGATTGGCAGACTGCTAGGGACGCGGCTTCACGGGTTGCTAGTGGACAATACTCAGTTGTTACAGGCGGCTATGCCAACACCGCAAGCGGAACTGCATCTCTGTCGGGAGGATTTTTAAATAACAACAGCGGAAACTTCTCGTTTCTCGGTGGTGGAGCAGGTCAAAACTTAGCGGGTAGTTATGCTGTTATTGCTGGTGGGTGGGCTAATACTGCCTCTGGCTTTATAAACTTTATTGGTGGCGGTTATGGCAACTCTGGAACTTCTGGTTCTGCTGTAACTACACAATCTGGGACGATGAACGCTACCACAGCGGTAACATTGTCAAGTTCCAACGCCAACATCAAAGTTGGTCAGTACATTTCAGGTACTTCAATCTCTAACGGAACTTACGTTGCCGCAATCTCAGGAACAAGCCTAACACTATCTCAAGTAGCATCAGGCTCAAGCACATCTACTCTATCTTTCTTTACTCCTCACGGGGTAGTTGTAGGAGGAGGAAATAACCAAGCCACAGGCTCTTACAGTTTCATCGGTGGTGGTGGTGATGCAGGGACTGCGGCTAATCGTAATGTGGCTTCTGGGGATTGGAGTAAGGTTGGCGGTGGACGAAACAATACCGCATCAGGCGCTGGCTCAGTTGTTGGCGGTGGTGGCTATTACAGCGGGATTGGTTCATCAAATGTTGGTAACACTTCCGCAGGCGATGGTTCGTTTGTGGGTGGTGGATTTTTAAACCAAGCCCAATCTTTTGGTTCTTCTGTTTTAGGCGGCTACACAAACATTGCAAATGGAACTTATTCTGTAATTCTTGGTTCTGCTTTTGGAACTGCAAGGGGTATTCAAGGTAATACAGTAGCCCCTGCTTCTGCAAACCCAATGAATGTAGGTTCAGCAGGTGTATGCCAAACTGCATTACTTATTCTTGCCGTTCAAACCACAGACGCTACTGCAACAGTATTGCGCTCAAGTACAGCCGCCGCAGGAACGACTAACCAAGTAATCCTACCCAACAACTCTGCCTACTATTTCCGTGGTGAAGTTGTATCAGGTGTTACAGGCGGTGGAAACACTAAAGGATGGACTATTGAGGGTGTGATTAAACGTGGTGCTAATGCCGCCTCTACTGCCCTTGTAGGAACACCAACAGTCACATCCAGTTACGCAGACGCAGGTGCATCTACTTGGACAATTGCAGTAACAGCCGATACGACAAATGGTGGTTTAGCAGTAACATTCACTGGTCAGGCATCGACTACCATCAGAACTGTCGCCCAAATCCGCACAACCGAAATGACCTATTAAGGAGAACTCAATTGGCACTACGCATACAAGCAACTAATTCAACAAACGGACAACAGGAAACCCAAGCCTATGCCCGTATCACTAACTTCTTTGGTACTAAAGACCAAGTACAAGTACAAGTGGAAATCCATGCAACAGAGGAAGCCCGTCAAGCAGGATGGCCTTCTATTCAGCAACAGGCTCATTACATCAACATGAGCGACATTCAGGGTGACTTTATCCCTGCGCTTTACAATGTTCTGAAGACTTTTACCCAGTATTCTGGCTCAACAGACGTTTAAGGAGAAAACATGGATGATTCTGTTATAGAAGATTTTGCCGTGATGTGTTATCAAGAAGACTACAGAGAATACTACTATGAGTATTTGATTGAAGATTCGGATGAAGATTCTGATAAAACACAAAAAACTATTTCAGGAACTGGCAAAGATACAGATATTTCTATGCAGTTTATGCCTAAAGGCACAGGCGTAATTTCTGTTAACTTTTAAGGAAAACAAATGGCTTTGATTAAAACTGTAGACACAGACTTTGGCGTATCTGCCGAGTATTGGAACATTGGTGCTGTTCAAGAAGACTTTAAAGGTCGTGGAACAGAGATAACCTTTTACGGCTACGCAAGCAAAGAAGCCCGTGATTCTGGCAAACAACCTTTAAGCGCAGGCAAGGTACAGATTTCTGGTGACGAATATGTAGCAGGTGCAGACCGAGCAGCCCTTTATCAAATCATCAAGCAAAAGCCTGAGTTTGAAGGTGCTGAAGACGCATGACACCTGAACTGGAAAAATACTATACCGATCGCTTTGAAATGATGTCTACCCAAGGGTGGAAGGATTTAGTAGAAGATGTTGACAAAATAATAGTATCTTTGAATAATATATCTACGATAGATAGCGAGAAAGACCTACAATTCAAAAAAGGTGAGCTATCTATACTTACTTGGCTGGTAAATCTTAAAGAGATCAGCGAAAGAGCGTATGAAGAGATTTTATGATTACGTCTGTGAAAACGGACACAAAACAGAAAAGTTTGTTGTTTATGAGGCAACGAACTTGAAGTGTGAGTGTGGGGCTTTGGCTACACGTTCACTAGCAGAAACTCAACTCATAAGCAATTATGCCGAGTTGAATCTCCTAGAACCCATTGCGGCAGGAAAAGGAAATAAGTATGTTGATTGACAATGAAAAAGAAGAGTTTGGTGAGTTAGAGATCGAAGAGCAGAAGATTTCGCAAAAGGCTGAACTCCCTGAGAAATACAGGGATAAAAGTTTAGATGACATTGTGAAGATGCACCAAGAGGCTGAAAAGCTCATTGGTAAGCAAGCACAAGAAGTAGGCGAAGTCCGTAAGTTAGCCGATGAACTCATTAAGCAGAACCTTGGTTCTAGACAACAACAGACTAGACAGGAAGAGCCTGAAGTAGATTTCTTTGAGAATCCTCAGAAGGCAGTTCAAAGGACAGTTGACAGTCACCCTGACATCATTGCGGCTAGACAAGCCACTTTAGAGATGAAAAGGGCGCAGATTCAGCAGAAGTTAGCTAGTGAGCATCCTGATTTTGGCGATATTGCTAAAAATGAGGACTTTACGAATTGGGTTAAATCTAGCCCAGTACGGATTGATTTGTTCAAGAAAGCTGATGCAGAATTCGACTATGATTCAGCCAATGAACTGTTATCGACTTACAAGGAACTTCGCTCTGTCAAACAGAAGCAATCGAGTGATGCTGGAGAAGCCACTCGGAAGCAGAATTTGAAGGCAGCGGGGGTAGATGTAGGCGGTTCTGGAGAGTCCTCAAAACGAGTTTATCGTAGGGCTGACCTTATTCGGCTAAAAATGCAAGACCCCAATCGGTATGAGGCACTTTCAGATGAAATTATGACCGCATACCAAGAAGGTCGTGTCAGGTAAGATTTAACTTTTGGAGATTTAATTATGGCTAATACAGCTTTTGCACCCAATAACGCAACCACAGTAACAACCTCAGCAACGTTCATTCCAGAAATTTGGAGTGATGAAATTGTTGCCAGTTACAAGAAAAACCTTGTTCTAGCGAACTTGGTTATGAAGATGAACTTCAAGGGCAAGAAAGGTGACACAGTTCACATTCCAGCCCCTGGTCGTGGTTCAGCTTCTGCCAAAACCGCTACCGATGCAGTTACCTTGATTGTTGACACAGCATCTGAGATTCAAGTTTCTATCAACAAGCACTATGAATATAGCCGCTTGATCGAGGACATTGCTGAAGCGCAAGCCTTGAACTCTATGCGTAACTTCTACACCTCTGACGCAGGTTATGCCTTGGCTAAACAAGTCGATACAGACTTGATTCAGTTGGGTCGTTCTTGATTCAGTTGGGTCGTTCCTCTAATGGTGGTGCGGGAACAAACGCCTACGCAACTGGTGCTTTTGTGGGTGGTGATGGTACAACAGCCTACGTTGCTGGTAGCAACAATGAGTCTGCTTTGACCGATGCTGCCATTCGTCGCACTATTCAGCGTTTGGACGACAACGATACTCCTATGGATGGTCGTTTCTTCATCATTCCTCCTTCAAGCCGTAACACGTTGATGGGTCTTGCCCGTTACACTGAGCAGGCTTTTGTGGGTGATGGCAATGCGATCCGTAATGGTGAAATCGGTAACCTTTATGGTATCCCTGTGTTCACATCTAGCAACTGCGATACAACCAGTGGTTCTGGCGCTGCTCGTGTCTGCCTGATGGGTCATAAAGACTCTATGGTTCTGGTTGAGCAAGTTGGTATCCGTTCACAAGTCCAGTACAAACAAGAGTACCTTGCTACTCTGTTTACTTCTGACACTTTGTATGGTGTTGCCGCCTTGAGGAAAGCCGCTACTGTTGGTGCAGCTACTTCCTCTTCATTCTTTGCCTTGATCGTACCTGCCTAAGCAGTTGCCATCTTTCCCCCTGCCTTAACGGGTGGGGGGGTTTTTTAATCTAGGAGGATAAATTATGGCGACCGCATCCGCAGTAACAGTACGTCGTGGTAACGACCAGTTTCGTGGCCTTTTCAGTGATACATGGGTAGTTCGTGCTACTTTGGACGCTGGTTCATTGGTCGATGGCGCTGGTGAAACTGACGACATTACAATCCCTGGCGTGGCCTTGGGTGATATGGTTATCGGTGCATCTTTGGGCGTGGACTTAGTTGGTTTGACAGTAACAGGTTATGTTTCTGCCGCAAACACAGTTAAATTCCGTATTCAAAATGAATCTGGTTCAACCGCTGACTTAGCATCTTCAACATTGCGAATTGTTGTAGCTCGCATGGTCTAATCTAAGGGGGCTAATAACCCCCTTTTTCTCGGAGTTCTTATGGCAACCTTTCAATGCTTACAAAGCGGTAACACAGTTACTTTCACATATCAACACGATATTGACACAATGAAAGGTCATCAGGGCTATGTCAGAATAGATGAAGTTAAAGAAGAAACTTCTGAAAAGCAAATAGTCTTGCAACCTCCAGTTAAGAAGGTTGGACGACCTAAGAAAGTCGAAAATGTCTGAAATTGACCCAAGAGAATTTGGTAAATTGGAAGCCCAAGTTGAGGCTTTACAGATAGAAGTTCATGGACTTCGCCAAGATATTAAACTGCTTTTAGAGATGGCTAATAAGTCTAAAGGCGGTATGTTTGTAGGAATGGCTATTGCATCCTTTATTGGTGGCTTAGTCACATTTGTTGCTGATCGACTTTGGAAATAAGGAGCATATTATGCCTATGGTTGGAAAAAAGAAGTTTCCCTACTCTGAAGAGGGCAAGAAAGAAGCCAAAGAGTACGGCAAGAAAAAGGGTATGCCTGTAACCATTATGATTGCTGTTGGTAAGCCTAAAGGTCTGCCTACCCGTGGTGGTCGTACTGCTACAAACATGATGAAAAAATCAGGTCGTGGCAAATGAAACAAGGTCTTTACGCAAACATTAAAGCTAAACAAGATCGCATAAAGGCGGGTTCTGGCGAGAAGATGCGTAAGGTTGGTTCTAAAGGCGCTCCTACTGCAAAGGACTTTAAGCAAGCAGCTAAGACTGCTAAAAAGAAATGAGCATCCCAGAAGGATTAGACAAATCGACTGTAGATCGGTTGGTTTTGTCTCATAGTACGTGGAAACATCTTTTTTACCGATGCTATTCAAAAGTAAGTCCAGACTACAAAAACTATGGTGGTCGTGGAATTGATGTGCATCCATCATGGCATGGTGACGATGGGTTTTATCAATTTATCCAAGATGCTGGACTAAGACCTTCAAAAGATTACAGTCTTGATAGGATTGATGTCAATAAAGGCTATTCACCAGAAAACGTGAAATGGTCGACTAACATTGAGCAAGCCAATAATCGAAGGAATAGCAAGCGGTACTTGTTTGAGGGCGAAAATCTTACGTTGGCTGAAATTGCTAGAAAAACAGGAATTGACTACCAGAGAATCTGGAAAGCAACAAAGGTTTATGGCAATCCATTAGAGCATACAAAAATTGACCCAGATCGTGGGAAACGTATGTATCAAGGTGAATTACGCTCAACAACTGAAATTGCCAAAATGGTTAATATGAAGCCAGGAACTCTTATGCGAAGACTAAGAAATGGCTTAGATTTTGATTTAGCTATTGCACTTCCACTTCAAGCTGGTGTACACTTCAGGGAAAGATCATTATGGTCTTAAAAAAATACCAGAATCCAAAAGGCGGATTAAATGAGGAAGGTCGTGAGTTCTACAAAAGAACTGAAGGACTAGACCTCAAAAAGCCTTTAAAAACGGGTAATTCAGGTCGACGATCTAGTTTTTTAGCACGTATGGGCAATATGCCTGGCGCTGAGATGAAAGATGGGAAGCCGACTCGACTCCTATTATCTCTTAGAGCTTGGGGCGCAACGTCCAAAGAAGATGCCAAAGCGCCTACAGCCGCAACGCTGACTACTGTTTATACAGTTCCTACGGGTTACTACGCCAAATTTACAGTCATGTACGTCCACAATACGGGTGGATCAACAAAACACATTACTGTGGTGTGGAATGATGCAAGTGCCGCTACTTCCCATGACATCCTGACTGAATACAATTTCACTTCTAAGCAATACCTTCAATTTGATGGCGCTGCTTATATCGTTTTAGAAGAGGGCGATAAGATTCAAATTACGACTGAAGCTGGAAGTTCATTCAGTTTTATTGCTACTTTTGAACAAATAGGATTAACAAGAGCATGACTACATACCTTCAAGCTGTTAATGACGTTCTTGTTCGACTCAGAGAAGAGGAAGTCTCTACTGTTACCGAAACAAGTTATTCCTCTTTGATTGGAAAGTTTGTCAATGATGCCAAACGTCAAATTGAAGATTCTTATGAGTGGAATATTTTGGGGACAACTATTGTTGTTTCTACTGTGGCTGGCACTTCTTCTTACTCTCTAACGGGGGCGGGGCAGAAGTTCCGTGTTCAAGACGTTATCAATGATACGAATAACACTGGGATGAAAAACATCCCTTTTGTTAACATGAATCGTTATTTGAACTTTGGGACTGTCTCTAATGGTGTTCCTTTGTACTATGCTTTTGATGGTGTAGATGCCAGTTACGACACAAAAGTAACTGTATTTCCTATTCCTGATAGCGTGGTAAGTCTAAGATTTAGCTTGGTCGTGCCACAAGCACCATTGAGTGCTGATGGTACTGTGATTCTGATGCCGTCTGAATTGGTGGTTCAGAGTGCTTATGCTCGTGCTTTGGTTGAGCGTGGTGAAGATGGTGGTCTATCGTCTTCTGAGGCTTATCAGTTATACAGGTCTATGTTGTCTGACTACATTTCGACAGAAGCAACACGTTACCCTGAGTTTGGCTCTTTTGAGGCTGTCTAATGGCTCAACCCATCCAAACATTCAGCATTAGCGCACCAGGGTTTTTTGGACTCAATACCCAAGACTCGCCATTGGATTTGGCTAGTGGATTTGCTTTGGTTGCTACTAACTGTGTGATTGACCAGTATGGTCGTATTGGATCAAGAAAAGGTTGGACAAGGGTTAATGCTTCTTCTGGAAACCTTGGTGCTAACGATGTTGGTGTGATCCATGAGTTAGTACAGACTGATGGCACATTGACTGTGTTGTTTGCTGGCAACAATAAGATATTCAAACTTAGTGGCACTTCTGTTACTGAGTTGACCTATGGGGGAGGGGGGTCTGCTCCTACCATCACTGCTAGTAATTGGCAATGCGCTTCTTTGAATGGGATTACTTATTTCTTTCAAACAGGGCATGACCCAATCATTTACGACCCTGCTGTAAGTACAACCACTTATAGACGGGTTTCTGAGAAGTCAGGCTATGTAGGGACTGTTCCTAGTGGGAATCTCGCTATATCGGCTTATGGTCGCTTGTGGGTGGCTTCTACCAGTACAGATAAGGTCACTGTCAGCTTCTCTGATCTGATTGCAGGTCATGTGTGGTCTGGTGGCACGACAGGAACTTTGGATACGAGTAGAGTTTGGCCTAATGGTGCTGATGAAGTACAAGCCTTGGCTGCTCACAATGGATTTTTGTTTATCTTTGGTAAGAGACAGATTCTTGTTTATCAGGGAGCAACTACTCCTTCTACGATGTCCATATCCGACACAGTAGGTGGGATTGGTTGTTTAGCAAGAGACAGTGTTCAGACAACCAGTTCTGATGTGATCTTCTTGTCAAACAGTGGTGTTCGTTCATTGATGAGAACGATTCAAGAGAAGTCTGCTCCCGAGAGGGACTTGTCTAAGAATGTACGTAATGATTTGATGAGCGATGTTGCTTCTCAGAATCTGGCAAATAT